TTTCACTCTTGAAACGTACCTTGCGGCATTTCTCGCATACTTCGATCGTCTCACCGGCTACGATTCGTAAGTGTTTCCATTGGTGATCCTGAGGCATACACTGCGCCTCATAAGTCACCGTGTAGTCAACTTCGATCCAGATTTCTTCCAGGCACTCAGGGCAATGGCATGCACCTGATTCGCGGTGATCCTCAACGTCGAACTCCTCGCCGCAATGCGGACATTGCGCGTCGTAACTCATCACCCACCCGCCTTTTCTGCACAGTCTTTGCACAGTGCTAAACCGTCTGGAATACAGATAACTGTCTTGCCGCATTTGCGACAAGGTGACAAATCCATGCCCGATCTGTCGAGTAGTTCGGTAAGTTGCTGCATGTATTCTTTTAGCAAGCCTTCGCTAAGAGCCTTATTTGCGTCTGCGATTACTCGATCAATAAACTCGCAACGCTTGCATTTTGCTTGCGACATTACTCCACCTCGAAGCCTTTCGCGGTAACGCGAATCGTCTGACCGTTTGGCAGAGGGTATGTAAATCCAACGAGCAGAGTATAGTCAGCCTGATGATCTACCTGCCGGATTGCGTGCCACTTCGGTAACTCGTTCGCGTACTTAAGCCGATCATCTCCAATGATGATCCAATCCTGCGAACCATTTGACCAATATACATCGCTAGCAAGCCGCTCTTCGTCCTTGCCAAGCAATCGCCAGCCGCTGGGTATGTTGTCGCGGGAGCGTGAACTAGCCAAAGATGTTGGAGAGTTGGTTTCAATGCGTCGGCGATACCATACCCAGTCTCTTTGCCCTGGATCAAACCCACGGACAAGCGTAACCCACGCTTTGTCAGGTTCCTCATAATGCTTTGCCTGATCTCCTTCCTGTGGCTCCTCCGGCGGAAACTTCTCAAGCAACCGCCACCCTTCGCCCGGATCGGGCTTGCTGATGTACCACGCAGGCGGGTCGTAAACTTGGCAGTTAAGATGCCCCTTGAAGTCGCCATCGATAAATATTTCTGGCTTTTCCCATCCGCTCAGAATGTCGCATGCCCACTCCTTATCTTCACCATCCCGAAACCTCGCCTCGACCGTCTCGCCACGCATCACCCTAGCAACATCATCCGCCGTTGCTGGTCGATAAAACTGTTCAATCTTGTCACTCATTCGCAAGCCTCATTCGCTTTCAAGAAACCTTCAAACGCCTGCTTTACCAACGCCACGGAAGCGACAAAGAAAAGCAATCCGAAAACAATCACGCAAACAAAAGCAGTCACCATTGCTACCCCCTCACGTACTGAAACAAAATGCCGTCCCCTTGATCGTCCCAGTCGCGGAGAGTCTCCACGGCCCGGAAGCCCATCGCCCTTGAGAACATCTGCGCCGCTACGTCGTACTCACTGACCGTCGCGAACAAATTACGCCGACTGCCTGTAAGCTTGCTTTTAAGCTTGTCGATCATGCCACGCCCGATTCCAGTCCATTGCTGCCCCGGATCGACGGCCAGCAAATGGATATCAATTGCCTGCTTCTCAAGCGCGTAGATAACCACGCCAGATACCAACCCGGAGCACTCGGCAACCATGCCGATCACGTTACGCTGCCTGAGCATGGCCCGAATCTCAATCTCCGAAATGCTAATCCCGTTGCCTTCGAGTATTTCCATCACCTTAGGCATATCTGCGATAATCAGCCATCGAACCGTGAACCATCGAGCATCAGCCGTCATAACTTACTCTAGCTCAAAAAAAGTAACGTTGCGTTTTTCTGCAAGGTGGAAACGTTTCCACCCCTAGAAGTCGTCCGGCCTTGCAAAACGCTGGAATTGATTCGTAAAGGCTTGCACGGCCGTGTCGAGGTCTTCGTAGACTTTGCGGAACACGTTGCCCAAAACCGGATGCTCAACCAACTCTTTAAGCTGGAAGCAATTCCTGTTCAGGCCATCGCGAACCAAATGCAGGTCACCCGCATGTTGCCCGATAGCGTCCTGGATCTCTTTCAGCCTTGCTTGGTGCTCTGCCTCGACCTTCCGGGCACGCTCCTCGTCCTCAAGCCGTTGACGCTCTGCCTCAATCGCGGCTTGCTGTTCGCGTTGTTGCCTCTCGACTTGTGCCCGCTGTGCGTCGACCTCTTGTTGGCGTAACTGGGCCTCGTATCGCAGCCGGTCAAGCTCCTCTTGTTGCTTGGCTCGCTCGCGTTCGAATTCAGCCCGTTCCGCTGCTAGCTTGGATTGCTCGGCTTGCAGGGCCTCACGCTTCGCCTGCTCTTCCAATGCGATTCTAGCAGCCTCTGCTTCGGCCTGTGCCCTTTCAACTCGCCCTGCTTCCAACGCCTCAAAGTACTCGGCATCCGTCCAGGTTTCGGCTTGTTCTGTTGTGCATGGCTTGCCGGTCAATTCGACGAACTTGGCAATGCGTCCATCGACGAAGGCTTTCTGCTTCGCTTCCAACTCTGCCTTGACCCGCGCCGCCTCGTCATCGACCGCCTTTTTCTTCTCCTTGAGTGGCTCTTCGATCTCAACGATCAAAGCGGTTAGCCGCTTCGCCTCTGCGTTGACCGTACGCTGCCACTTCAACGCTTCCTCATTCAGGCCCTTCCGCGTGTCATCAATCTCCGTTCGCTTCGAGACACAAAGCCGAATAGCCTTGCGTACCTCCTCGTACCCTTCCTTGGTGTCTGCTGTCAGCTTGCTGAACTCTTCCTTCCACGCGGAAATCACGGACTCCGCCGCGACTTCCGAAAGCCCCTTAACCTTAACCAATTCAGACGCGCTCATAACCTCTTACCCAATCTTGATACTCTTGAGACTCTGCTACCCGTCGCTCCTCAGCACGTTGCTTGAGCGTCTCACGGATCGCATGTTGGATTTGATCTTCGAACTTGGATCGATCCCGAAACCGTACAAGGTTCTCAGTCACCCCTAGAGGTGCTTGAGCATCCCAAAACCCGCAATCTTCCTGCCAAATCGTCCATTCGCCGACCGGGGAATCTGCACAAAAAACACCAGGATCAATTTCGTTCCAAATCATTTCCAATCCTCCAAGATATCAACGCCGCCGAAGCTCAAAACAAAACAAAAAGTGGAAACGTTTCCACAATAACTAGGCCCAGGCCAGCCAAAACCTAGGCGCAACTACAGAAAAAAAGAACGTTATTTTTTTACGATCTTCGACCGGCCCACGCTAAGAATCGACTGCAACTGAACCCGGCGCGTCATATGCCCAAGCTTGTATACCCGCTGATCCAGCGTCTCGGTAGATAGCATCTCGTAGGCCCAACCGGGCATCGGGGTTGTATAGGCCAGCGTCCAAAGGCCCTCCAATCGGGTTAGCTCTGCGTTCGATAGCTCGCAGCCGTCAAGCATGGCCAACTCTGCGATTTTCTCACGGACGATCTGATTTTTGTTCACTGAGCACCTTCCTCGCAACCTCTAGCAGTATCTTCATGCCCATGCTTGCAATCACAAACATGCCCCCAAAGATAACGCCGCCGATTAAGCTGACTGCAAAAGTATCCGCCGGATTTTTATACCCGAACGATGCACCCCATGCCGTAGCAAGCAACACGCAAATCAGACAACCGATCATCAGCCAACAACGCCACAACGAATCGATCATTCGATCCAACTTCGGATCGATCTTGCCAATATTTGCAACGTTGTTTTTTTCTGCACCTTGCTTCGATGGTTGATCATTCGCAGGCTCCTGCGCTGGAAACGTTTCCACCCCTTCAAATCGCAAACCCTGTATTTTCCTTGCTTCGACCACTTCAAAGGTATCGCAAATCTCAACTTGAGAATCAGGCTTAACCCGGCCAGAATCGACCCACTTTTGAAGCGTCGGAAGGTCTAGCACGTTAAGTCTCCACTTGCCGTAATGCACTACGAATTTGACCTGAGCGTTCATATCTGCGTTTCCTCGACCTCATGAAGTCCATGCAAAATATCCACCGAACGGCATAGCAACGCAATCGCTGCTTCCAATGCGTCCGGCCCGTCGTCGTGATCCCCGTATGGGAACGCCTTCGCTTGTCGAATCAGTAGCTCATTGCTCGCCGACTTGCGGAAGCGTAGCAACCTCTTATCGAACCACTTCCCCAGCCGTTCAATCCGAACATGCTTGTTGACCCGCTGTTCAACTAGGATCGGCCTATCGGCGTTGTACCCGATCTCGTTGCAGACTTCCCAGTAATCGTCGGCTAGCAGGTCTTGCCATGCGTTGGCCTCAAGCCCGACGAATGCCGTTCGCCGCTCACGGTTGAACGTCACGTAGTCACGCACCATCTTCGATACCGGCTTGCGGTCAATATCTGAATCGACGTAGAAAAGCCCGTTGCGGAAGCCGACCCAGATTTGCGCTTGGTAGTCACCCTTGCGAGCGTTCTTGCCCTTGGACGGATCCAGAAACGCCGCCGAGATTAAGCAATCTTTGGGTTCTGGGAATTCATCATCGTCAGCCCAGATATTCGCAAAATACGCGTCAGGGAAGTTCGCCATCGACGAGCCCTTGGGATTGCCCTGGTAAATCGAGTGCCACCAGTGCCCCGCTTGCCGCTTGCGTCGCTCCATCACTTCCGCAGGCCAGCGTTCCGGCCACAACGCCTCCCCCTCTTGCCGGTTCAAAGGGTCTTTGACCTCACTACCTTCTCGCAAGGCTTGCAGCGTTACCGATCGCACCCGGATATCCAACTCCTCCTTGCGGGATTCGATACGCCCTATCAAGTCGTCCGGACTCCATTGGGTACAGAGGAGCACTATTTTCCCGCCCGGCTCCAATCGCGTCCCCGATGTGGAAACAAACCAATCCCACTGGTCATCTCTCACCTTCTGCGAGTACGCCGACTTCGCGTCCTTCAAGTAGTCGTCGATGATCAGCAAGTTTGCACCGAATCCAACGATCGAACTACCAACCCCCGCCGCTAGGCACTCCCCCTTGGTCTTTTCTAGCTGCCAGTTCCGAACCGCTGAGTGTTTAGGATCAACGCCATCGAGCCCCATCATCGGGGAAAGCTCATGTACCTTGTCACGAACCCACCTTGAGTGACTGCTAGCAAGCGTTGCCGTATTGGTGCAAATCATTACCCGTTTGTAGGGGTTTCGAAGCATGTACCAAGCCGGTGCCCATCGTGCTAAATACTGGCTCTTGCCATGGCGAACTGGACATTTGACTATCAAGCAATCGAGGTTCGGATCACTTAGCAAGTTCCTGAACTCAAAGTCAATCACTGCTAGATGCCGGGCACGTTTCCACTCACCGTTCGAGAACCGTTCAGCCATCAGCAAGGGACTACGCATTGCCCTCGCGTCATCTACTGCTCGCTGAGCTTCCTTTGGACTGACCCACGCCGGAACGTTAAGCGTAGTCATCCTCACCCCCTGGTATCACCTTGAACTCTCTTAGGTCAAGCTCTTCATCTCTGCCCGGCCCTTCGATCAAGGCGAGCACTTGGTTCACTGTGATGTTCGCCGATCCTGCTATCTGCGTTGGTAAGTCTCTCGGCTTGTTGTTCGCCTGATCCATCGCTAGCAGTAACCTTGTGGCCCATAGCTTTTCCTTCGGGCCTGAATCGGGATTCATGGCGATTCTTGCAGATTCAAACACCATCCGTTCGCGTAGCTCTTGGGGTACGGGCCAGCGTTCGTTCACGGCTCGCAGCTCTAAGCGTAGGTCTTTGAGGCGTTTGACCTGATCCCCGCGTCCTGCTTTGATCGCAGTCGCTTCATTGGCCTTGCTTAACTCAGGCCAGAAGAATGATTCTTTTTGGGGTTCGCCTGTCGCTTTCAGTGCTCGGCTCCGTGACCCCGGCTTGCTGCCTGTCGTGTTCTTGCCTTGCACCGGTGACTTCTTTTTTCCGGCGCGCTTCGTCATTTTAGTTTTTAGTTTGGAGTGTTGTTCTTGCCATGCCCATAACTAGTATAGGCTAGGCGTTGTCAGTCTCCAAAACTGCCTTGTTTCCTGTGAGGTTTTCCCATCGCTTTACAATCACGTCGCAATACTGAGGGCTTATTTCCATGCCGTAGCATTTCTTGCCCAATTGCTCGCAGGCAATTATCGCCGTACCGCTTCCGCAGTATGGATCGAAGACTAAGCCCACGTCAACGAACCTTTGAATGCACCACGCGAATAGCTCGACGGGTTTTTTCGTTGGGTGCTCAATGTCTTTGAGAACTGAAACCTGTTGTTGCTGATTGATGCTTTTGATGTAAATGCCGTATCCGCCTTTTTGCCAAGCTACTTCGGCATCAGCTAGGAACGCCGACCCATCCGCCGCGCGTTTATCCCACACAAGCCAAGTCCCAACTGGTAGGTTCGCCGCGTAAAGATTCGCGCCCCACAATACGACGTTCGGGTATCCAATCCATGGCAACGGATCGAAACTCTTGCGGTCACCTTCGATCTCTTCGTACTGATTCGTGCAAGTAACCTCGCCCTTTTTTCTGAACCGCGTGTAATCCCCGTTCCATGAAATGCCGTAGGGTGGATCGGTCAGCAACAAATCGACTGTATCCCCATTCAACAAACGATCGACATTTGCCGAAACTGTCGCGTCACCGCATAGCAATCGATGATTTCCTAGAACCCACAAATCGCCGGGTTTTGTTACCGCATTGACCGCAACATCGGGAACATCATCTTCCAAGACTTCGCCGCCCTCATCCCCCTGCCACTGCCCGCACTCGGCGAGCATTTCTTTCGCCAACTCATCAAGGGATTCCATGCCGAAGGCACAATCAGCAACCAACTGATCCAACTGCGCCGCATCGACCTCAGCAAGCTCGCTTGACGCATCGAGGATGAGTAAGGCTTTTTTCTCGTCCTCTTCGGAAAGCTCGACATACTCCACGTCAACGAGCGTTTCATCGCCTACGCCTAGGGCCTGCATTACCCGTTCGTGCCCGTCGATGATTCGGCCCGTCGTGCGATTGACTAACACCGACTTGACGAAGCCTAGTTCCTCGATCGAAGCCGCAACTACCTTGCGCTGCTTCTCTGGGTGCTTGCGATGGTTGAACGGGTTGGCTAGAAGTTGCGACGCGGGCACCTTTTCATGCCCGACGATCTTTGATACCCACCGACTAGGCTCATTGCGGCCCGAGGCGTTCTGCTTGCTTGCTTTCTTTGGCATTGCTGCACTCTCTTGGATTAGGGGAAGGTGATCCAAGGTAACACGCAAAGATGCCAATTGCAACTAATGAAACAAATCACAGAAAAACGCAACGTTACTTTTTTCTGGTCGCTTCAAAGTCTTTGATAACGTACTGAGGCATCCCCTTTGATCGGTCTTTGATCTGATCCCATGCCGCGCGTACTGCGTCGTTCGGATGCACCCCATCAACCTCGCAAATCGCCCGCCGTTCGTCATACTCAAACTTCAAATCCTCTTGAGTTGATTTTGTCATATTTCCTGCCTTTTCATTGCTCGGTGCTGTTTGCTGGGTGGAAACGTTTCCAAAGTACTGCTATTTGATCCAATAAAAAACCCCTCTGGATTTTACTCCACAGGGGCTACGGATCGCCGACGAAAGGAGACTCGGTTCCGCTGTGGCGATAGGGCGATTCGGACCCGGCTACAACCACTCACCAGCCAATTTGGGCCTTACCGCCGCGCTCTGAACTTGACGGTAGGTTATCCGAGGCTAGCCAACCTCTACTGCACTTGCTCCCGTAACACTTCCAACGCATCCCGAACAATCTTCGCAGCCGTCGGACTGCTAACCCCAAAGACTTCCGCAATCTCTGCGAGCGTTGCGTCATCATAGTACCTCATCTTGATCGCCGTTGCTTGATCTTCGGTCAGGCACGCAAACGCTTGCGAAAGCGCGTCAATCTCCTCTGACTTGATTAACGCCGCCAACGGATCGCAGGAAAACTCTTTCCGGGAATTTTCCATGTGCCAAACGTGATCCCTGCGTTGATCCCTGAATGCCTTTCTCCGGGCACTCTTTGCAGTCCAAATCGCTTTCTTCTTTGGGGCCTCTGCGTAGGACTCTAGGATCGCAATTGCCGCGTCCTGTAGTATGTCCTCTACCCCGACTTTTTCCCGAACGCTGTGAATCTCACGAGCAACAATACCAGCCACAGAATCAAGAATATCAAGCATTTCTAAGCCTTTCGATCCAATCGAATCAGAACAAAACAACCGGGTTTCCCCGTCACTTCTGCCAGTATACCTAATAGGCTACTATTTGCCTACCTCAAGGCGCGTTTCCTCCGATATTTTCGGAAGAATTTGGAGAACTACCCCAGCCTTTTTGGGGGTAACTTCGACGATTACGGCCCCAATCCAAGAAATCTGCCAGTGATCGCCCTCGATCCCGCCTGCGTCAACGATCCCGTCAATCAGTGCCTTGCACTGCTGGATCATGTTTGCCCGATCCCGTTGCCGGTTATCCGGTACCTGGAAATAGTAGTTGATTACGTGCGGCCCCTTGATCGGCTCCTGCCCTCTTGCGATTGCGTCGAGCGTGATGCACTTCGCAATCAATCGCAGGTTCGCAACCTCTTTGCTCTTGTCGCTCCACCTGCCTTTATTGTGGGCTGTTACGCCCTTCGGATACGGTAGTTCAAGTCGCACGATTCTTTACCCTTTCTTCTGCGTACCAATGATCGACCGGTTCGGACTCCAATAGCCGCACCGAATGTTTGTTGATGTACTCCAAGTCCAACCACTCGGCATCGTAAAGCTGCTTGAGCGCGACCATCTGCCCCGGACTTAGAACCGGTCGAAGGAAGCCTGCTATACGCTCTCTGTGGCTTGCCTTGTGGCACAAGGTACAAAGCATGACTACCAACCGCCGATCCTCTCTGCGTGGCTTATTGGCGATGTGGGCACGTTCGATCAGCCACGGCCCAAAGTAGCCGGAAGGTTTCCGGGATGCACCGCAAGCCCAGCAAGAGAAGAACAGCGACCGCATAGCCGCGTACTCAGTCTGTGCGTTGTACTCTTTGCAGTCCCAAGGATTGTTCGAGGTCACGCAAGGCTTGCTCATGAATCGATCCCTTCCATTCCCGAAGTCGCGTCGGTACGGCCTGCGCATTCTCGATCATCTCCAACGCTGCTATTACCAGTTCCGGGTTCCCCGTCGCTTCGATCCTTCGCAGGCTCTTCTCGACGCTGCACTGCCCTGGATACTGCGGCGGATAGTTCCATCCTGGAGAGTCTTGCCGCTTCTCGCTGTGGGGTTCGCCCGTTGTAAAAATCCGTCGCTGCAACCCGCCCATTGTAAACCTCTCGGTATTGTTGAGGACAATTCAATTCGGCCAACTCGTCGTCAAGAATCTCACCGCGAACGCAACTGACTTGCAGCCTGTGAATAAAAACAATGCTGCTTTTTTCTGCGTACACTTTAAGCATCCCGTCTGGAAATCTTTCCACGACAATCTTATGCCTGCCCCAGTTTGAATCTGCGTCATCCTTTGCAAGTTCGCCCCTGATCCATTCGACCATCTTACGCCCGATCTCTGTTGCCATGATCGCCCTAGCGTACTTGCGAACGAACCAGCCAAGGTAACGATTCCCAGCGTCGGTATTGAGCAACCATTTTGCCATCTGCTCCCGCGAGAGAAACGCCATCCATTCGGTACTCATCGCTTCGCCTTTGCCGCTGTCCAGGGGTAAACGTCACTGACAAGCCGGTGGTAATCAACTGATCCCGCCTCAGGGGGCTTAAACCGTAGCTCGTTTACGTCGGCCCAAACGCCCTCAGAAGCACAACGAGCACGCCAAACGCTCAACGCCGAGGATATGGGCTTGCCGCTTCGACTCATCGCATACAAGACGCTGACCCATATCTGATTTGCTGACTTGGTTTTCTTTTTCTTCTGCTTGTTGACCAAGCCCCGCATCAGCTTGAGTTCCCCGCTGACCATGTGTACCGTTCGCACGCTCTGCGCGTGAGCATGGCCACAACCCGGACACCGCTTGCCGTACTGCCTCCATAGGTGACACTTCGGGCAACAAATGCCCTCAACGTCCTGTGGCCTCTCAGCCCTCTGTATTCGCTTTGCCCTGCCTTGTGCAATGCTTTTGTTCGTGCAACCCAGTTCCCAATCTCGATCCATGTTCGGCGAGCCATGCCGCCAAAAACAACCGCCGTGACTCTGCCAGATTTTGTACTCGTACTCTGGGAAGTAACGCTGGATACGCCCTACCGATTGCAAGTACGTTGCAATACCACCGAACACCGTAGCCGCGATGCCATGATACAACCACGGCATATCCATCGCCTCACGCAAAATGAAGCGATTCATTACCACCTTGATCTCACCAGTACGGCTCATGTCCATCACTGTTTGACGAGTTTCCTCTGTCGTATCATACGTTTCCAGGCGTATCTCCCCGTTTGGCCCTCTATGCGGTAGCAAGCATGTTTCTCCGTCGATATGGGCTACCATCACGCCCTGCTTCGCCCACTCTTCCGCAAACCATCTCGAAGCCGGCACCGAAGGAGCAAAGAGAATCGTCGGCTTGCTATCCGGGTTCAGCTTCCTCCAATTGGAAAACGCATCACCAAAAATCTTGTACGCTCTCGGCTCCAACTTCGTCGAACTGTATTCGTTATCAACGTCCTGATTCAATCCGCTGCAATCAATCTCACTCGGAGAGTAGACGCGAACCGGCAAGTGAGCCTTCACCGATCGCATCTCGGAGTACTTGCCGAAGTCGATCATCTCCTCGTAAAGCCCACCGCAACCGACCGGAGTTGCTGACAAGCCAACGATAAACGCCCCCTTCTCTTGATGCCCCTCCCACCGAAACCCGTTCTCGTTCACGCCTCCCTTCACGATTGAAATCGCCTTGTTTTTCGTCTGCAAATGCGCCTCATCGAATAGCACCAATGAGGGGTTCCCCAAGTCCCAACGGCTCTTCTGAATCGCCCTTGCATACACGCTATCCGTCATGCAAATCTGAACCGGCTTGTGATCCTCGTACTCATGGCCAGCCGCCATGATGCCGTGATCGACGCCTGCACGATTAAACGCATTGCTCAACTGTTCCTTGAGCATCGTTCGGTGAAGATAGATTCGAACGCTACCACCTGCGGCAACTTCCTCTTCGGTCAATTGCTGCATCACGCGAGACTTACCCGCGCCGCAAGGTGCCGCTGCGATTACCGCGCCGATCCCACGCAGCCTAGCTTCCCGTATTCGTTCCTTCGCTCGATCCTGGTGCGGCCAATTTCCGGTGCTCATCTTTGCCCCTAATGATTTGAGCCTGTAGAACTAACAAGTCGAGCACTCGCCCGATCAAAGCTTCCTTCGTGTTTTCGCACAAAGGATGCATCAGTCTTATCTTGCCATGTTCAGGGTGATCGAACTCCGTTGGGACTTCGATCGCTTCCCCTGATTCATTAACTACCCGCCAGCGTCCAGATGAATACCGCTTGTCATTGATTATTCGTAGCTTCATCGATTCAAAATCCAATCATCCAATCATCCAACGCTTTACATATCTTGCGGACGCGAGCGTTATGCAACTTCATCCACTTAGCCCGCCTGCGTGCGTTTCGCTTCCGCCAAGTTATTACAGCCTGTCGTAGCGTTGTCAGGCTATAGGGAGAGTCATCGAGGGTATCAACGCCGCGAGCTATCTCACGGCGCATGATCTTCCTAGCTTGCCTGATTCTCACTCTGTCACCTCCACGCCGAAGGGGGTGCCGTCGTCGAAAACTCTTTCCTT